CTGTGCAACTCTTAGAGAAATTCTAGCAACATCTTGGCCCAAACTTGGATTTAATCCGGTGTTTTGAACAGTTCCAATAACTTTTTCACCAACCTCAAAGGTTCCAGAAACCATTGAAATTTCTAATAACTTGGGAACACAGTAACGAGTTACATCAACACCATCAAAGAAAGCATAAACCTGAGTTAATGGTTTAAGTTTTTTAGAAACAAATTGAATATTTCTAGATCTCATATATGGAATGAAATTTCTACTTACAACTCGATCTCCGACAGATGTGTTATCAAATTGCTCAGTTACTATTGTTCTTAAACCAGTTCTAGTTTGAACGCCAGTATCTCTTATTTCTCTTAAATTATCTTGAATGACAGATGTTGTCTCAATTTGCCTTAATTCTGCAGTTCCACTTCCACCGTTGATCCATCCACCAACTCCAAAAGTTTCACCTCTTTCAGTTTGATTCCTTATTCTAGTAGAATTAACAACTTCTTGACCTGTCCAATTAGTTTCCCAAGCATTCCAAACAACTGGCGCAAATCCAGTCTGAGGATCTACATTAAGAGTTCTAACTGCATTTGATAAAGTTTCCGCATAATTTCCTTCTGCTTGAATAATCTTGGCTTCTAATCTTACAGTATCAACCCAAGTATCTGATGCTGGAGATAGTTCTAATGAACCTTGCCAGAAACTAATTAAGAAAGGAGTAACGCTTTCTGCTCTAGTTGCAAACGATTGCTTTAACCATTCAACTTCAGCATAATCTAAAGTAACAACATCTTTAGATTTTCTAACATTCACTCCTTCTATCGGAGTAAATGCAAGATCTTCTGTTGGATCTACACCTGTTACTGGACCAAAAATTAAATCGACGGAATTTGTGTAGTGTCTTGGTCTTAGTTGCTTATTTGTTATATCAATACTGTTCTTGTAAAAAATAGAATCTTCTTGTGCTAATAGTGATGTAAAATTATCAACAAAGAATCCTGACTTAAATCTGTTTAAACCATCTCCATCCGGAATAAAAAGGTTTGCAGTGTTTGTTTCCAGTAAAGATAGTGCAGTATAGTATTCAAGATTTTTGATTCTATTTTCAAGTTGTTTAATATCAACCATTCTATATCTTTTATGCTCTAAGAATTGAATGGCTGCTTGTGATGTATTATATAAGTATGCTGGTAAATTTATCGTCGCAATTTCTAAAGCGTCATCAACAGAAACTGGTTTTTCTGGTCTTTCTGAAGGAACTCCATACTTGACTTGAAATTTTCCTTCTTTTGTTAAATAAATTCTATCAATTCTTCCAAGATAGAATGAGAAAGATGTTAAAATAGATTCATCAGATGCTAAAATATTTCTAGCAGAATTTCCAGATCCGTTAAAAGTTCTTCCATAAAATTCAAGTGGTGATCTTAAATCCACAGCAACTGTATAAGTTGAAGTTTTAGGTCTGATATCAATAATATCAGAGTTCCTTACTCCATTAACTGTTTGAACTTCTGACCCATAATCAAAAGTATTGTAAGAGTTGACGGTTGTTATGTCTCCATCATCATTAGATTCATAGTACCCATTTGAGAAATATATTTTTAATTTTTTAGTAGGTTCTTGTAATCCAACTTTTCTCTTAATCGTTCCATAATCATAAAAAGTTGATTCTTGACCATTTGTGAAAGTAAAGTTTGAAGAAATATCAAAACTTGGTGCATTAATTGTTTGTACTATTGCTTGAATTTGAGATTCTTCAAATTTTAAAGTTTCCCCTTCTTTAAATGTCTTTTGATTTTTATAAACGAAAGAAATCTTTGTATCATTAACTTTTTCTGCAAAAATAGCAACCGCACCACTAGTTTGTCCTGTTATTTTCTCGCCAATAATTAAGTCGGAAGTAGTTGCAGTTGGTCCATTAATAGAAGAAAGATCTAATGTGGGAGCAGATGCACTATTTGTATCAACAGATTCAAAAATGCCGTGAATTTCTATAATATCTGAAGTGTTAAGAGAAATAATTTCGTCTTGAACCCTAGTGCCAAAGGGATAATTTCCATAGGATAACCCATCATTTAAAGTAGTTGTACCAATTCCAGAGTACTCATATTTTGACTTGTCTACTGTAATATAATTTACTCTGTTTTTTCTTTTTAGCTTTGTTTTTGGTTTAATTTTTCTAGTAGTTGCAATTAAAGTTGCTCCAGTATCGGAAGACGTGGAAAGATTATATACTGCTAATTGAGTTCCTGTAGAATCAATTTGAATTTTATCAGATGTTAAAACTTCAGTCTGTCCATTTGAAGTTACTAACGCATATCTTTCTTCATCAAAGGGTAAGAAAGTTTCATTTGTTCCAGCAGTGATTGTAGTTGTTTGATTTCCTGAAATATTAACAGTAAAGACCGTTCTAATTCCAAGAACTGCATTAGTTAAATCTACATTAGATACATTAATTTTTGGTAGTCTAGTGTATAAAGTATTATCAGTTGATGTTTCTAGATTTGTTGTTAAGATTTTAAAATCAGTTACATTTAATGATGAAGAGGGCAATTGACCTGAAGCAATACCACTAACGCCAGTAACTCCACTTACAACAATAGTAGTGTTTCCTGCTCCTACAACCTTTGCAATAATAGGATCTTTACTAGTTGGATCACTATATTGAACTAAGTTACCAATTCTAACAACTTTGCCGGGGAACAAAGTATTTGGACTTGTTACTGTACTTACCCCACCCGATAATGCACTAATGGTTGCAATTCCAACACTAAATCCTGTTGATTGTATGGTATCAGCAGAAAAAGTTGATGCTGAACCAACAATTCCATAGACAGATTTTACATCAGAAATTCCATATGATGTAATTGCAATCGCTACCCTTGAATTTTCAATACCATCAATAATGAATGATTCATTTAGAATAAAATCTCCTGTTTTTTCATAAACAGTAACTGCAGTTCCGGCTACAACATTATCTTTGATAAACGCTGTTGCTCCACTATTTTTTCCTTTGATAAAAGTTGGAACGGATAATGTAATTGGTTCGTTTACAGTAATTTCCGTTGTTGTTTGAACGTCATATAAAGAAATATTCCATTGATTAAGATTTGCATTTGATGCATCATATGCACCAGATTCTAATCTAAAATCGTAAACTCTAGCAACCCCAATTTCTTTTCCTGCTGATGCTTTTTGATCAGAACCAACTCTAGAATCACGTAAACTTAATACATAAGTATTACCAATTCCTATTTTTGGAAATCCATAAACCCTATTTAATTTTAAGGTTGGTCCAGTATTATAATTTAATGCCTGATTTTCTAAAGTTTTAGTTGTTCTTGGTTTGGGGCAGTCTAAAAATGTGGAACTTATTGTTTCGCATTCATATCCTCTAACAAATGCTTTACCTGGAGAGATTTGATAAACTGCTAAATCATCTGAAGGTGTAGATCCGCCATATGTAAATTGACCTGCATTAAAGATGCCATTATTTCCTAAGTTATTATTTAAAGACTCTTTTAAAGAAGCATCAAAAGCAGTCACATAATAGTCACCAGACTCTGCAAAAGTTCTTCTTGCTAATTCGTCTGTTATGCTATTGTATGGAGTGGTTTGTTGTGACCTAATAGTACCATCTTTTATTGTTGCTAACTCTACAAAATTTCCATCATCAAAATCTGTATTTGGTTTTTTTGATAATGTTGCGGTAATTTTTAGTCTATCTGCTCCTGGAGCTGCATAATTATTGAATCCTTGAGAATTATCGTTTAAAGATTCGTCAATTTCAGAAGTAACGATCTCTTCACTTACAAATAAACCAACTCTGTAGTTTGGTGTATTTGAATATTGATCTAAAACTAGAGTTTCATCATTTACTGTTACAAATTGACCTCTAATAAAATAAACACCATTCGTAATAGAAAATGCAGATCCTATTGAAGTTGCATTTTGTGCTATTGTTGATGCAAATGGTTGCCCAGAAGCTATTAATGAATTTCCTAATAGACCAGATGTAATTTGTGTATTGCAAGACAATAATTCACCATCAGAAAATTGTTGAGTTGAATTATTTTGTGTATTTGAAGAAAGGTAATTGATGTAGAGTGTTAAATTTCCTCTTTCAGAATCAGTTGGAAGTAAAATCTTATCTACTACTGCGGTTACTCCCGATGTTTGTCCGGTAATTTTTGTACCAACTAATTGATCTGCATATGCAGATACTGGAACACCAAGATAGGTGTTTTGTAGTTCTACTGCGTAATAAAGTTGATTATATCCAGTATTTCCCGGAATAACTTTGGCACCTTCTTTAAAAAAGTGCTGACCAAATTTTTCAATTTGGTTTTGTAATATTGACTGTAGAGTGGTTAACTCTCTTGCTTGAACAGGATAACCGGGTTTAAAAAGAACTCTATAGTAGTCATTATTTGCATCAAAATCATCAAAATATGGAGCTACGTTGAGGTTAGTTTCCTGAGACATAATTCTTTAGAACTGCAAAATGACTTTAATATCTTCTTTTTGGTTGGATGATCTAGTAATTGCTGGTCTATTATCTACATAAATGATGTTTCCTGAATATTTTTTAACTTCAGGATTTGCAAGACCATTAGTAAATTCTTGACCAAGGTAGTATGTCCTACTATTTATTACTGTAGATATACCGGAAAAAGATGTATTTATTGCTAGGTTGGAACCAGACGATGGTACAATAATTAAACTTCCACCAGTTGATGGGGAACTGGTAAATTCTGTCAAATCAAATCCATAAGTTGGATTTGTAACTGCAACTCCAACTGTCGTGAATCCGGCAAGAGAACGATCTTGCCAGTACTTAAGAACTCCGGTGGTTTGATCATAACTAATAACTCTTCCAACAGCCGTAGTTCCTGTTGCCACAGTTTGTGTAAAATATGAGTCTGTGGTAAAAGTCGCTGAACTATATCCAGTTCCTGCAAGTCTTAGAGCATAGGCCGCGCTCGCTTTATCTGAAGTCAGTAAACTTCCAGAACTTACTCTTGGACTTTCAACTACTCCCACTCTTGCAATTTGATTTCCAGTTATAAAATCTGGATTTTGAGTATCGTTTTCTATTCTAGAGTATAAAAGAACGTTATACGCTCCAAGTTCACGGTAAATATCGGCGCCGTGACCTCCTTTAGGAGAAATAATAACATCAAATGTTGGTCTAGTTGTTCCTGTTGGAACGTTTCCTGCGATTAAATCAACATTACCATAAGTATATCCAGAACCTTGACTAGAAACAACTACCGATTCTACTTTTTGGTCATTGTTAATAACTACAGTACATTCTGCTCCTGTTCCATCTCCTTTGATGGGAACTCTTGTATAAGTTCTATTTGCAGTTCCTAATCCAACGCCACTATTTGTAACAGTTACAATTTTAATAGAACCATCGACTGCATTATCTCTTACTGCAGCATTGTCAGAAGATGATTCCCAATTTGCAGGAACTGGGAAAAAATCAGACGTTTCAAACTTTGCGACCTCTGATGGTTTTAATGTATAAAGATATTTCCAAATATAACCATCACCACTAGATCCAGCAGACCTTGGTTCTAGATCTGTAAATGTTGGTTCATCTAAAGAAGGTCTTCCATTTGGATTTTCTGGATTTGTTCCGTTCTGAAGACAAATATAAACTTTATAATCACTGTTCAAAACATAATAAGATGCAGCATACAAGTTCGTTGCTCCGGATACTTTAGCAGTATTTGATCTGCTATAGTCGTGACGATACATATCATATGTTGTTCCCGAAGACCAAACTCTCTTTTGAACAACCTGTCTTACATCAGACGCATTAATCTTTTTCAACGCAACCATTGTGTCCCAATAACTATTTTCTTCATCAAAAGAATCTTTTGGTGAAGGGGGATTTGTGTCCCAATCAGATTGAATTTCTGTGGGGTTTGGTAATCCAATAAAAGAATAATATGAATTACCAGAAGAACTTACCCCAGCAACAAAATTCTTTGCATTTAATATTCTAATCTGATCAGTTATAATTGCTGCCATTTTATGATAACTTTTTTATTATTTATTAGTGATTTAAATGGTTGTTGGATAAACACTGATAGTATTACCCATCCCTGAGTGACTAGTGCATTGATAATATAAAGTATTTGGAGCACTAAATGGAACTTCAAATCTTATAACACCACTTGCAGCACTATTATTAGTGACACCATCATTATACGCAGCACCACCATTACCCACACGTATTTGAAATGGATGACTACCACCAGAGTTATTTACAAACTCATAAACTCTACCTCTTGCAAGATAAAGAACCGGATCATTAGTTGTCTGAGTAAATCCAATTCCAGTGAAAGTATAATTAGAATTTCCATCAGCACCTAATGTCCATCTACCACTTGCAGTATATGATGCATCTCCATAAAATGTGACAATTCCAGAAGTTGCAGTAACTATTCCAGAAGAAATCTGTACTGTTCCAGCAGTAAGACCAGATGCTCCTATTGTACCTGCGGCAGATACATAACCACTTAACGTAATATTACCAGAATTATCAAGAACAGTTAGTGCATTATTAAGTGAACTAGTTAAATTACCTCCTAATAATAGTCTTCCACCATAATCAACAACTATCTTTTTGCCATATACATTTACACTAGGGGTAGATATTGTAAATATTTCAGCAGAAGGAGATGTCGTATTATTGACAATATCAATGCCAGAAGACGTACTAGTGCCATCTCCTAATACTAATTTACCAGAGTTGCTTAATGATGCATATTCATTTGATATCAAACTTGTTCTAATACTAATTTTATCTAAATGTGTTGTAATACCTGTAATAACAGCATTACCAGATACTGTCAGTTTTTCTGTTGGGTTTGTGGTTCCTATCCCAACCAATCCAGCAGTGGTTGTAGTAATAACTGTTCCACTAGTTCCTACATTGAGTGTTGATGCTGTCGCAACACCTACAGTAATATTAGGAGTTCCAGTAAGTCCTTGAGCATTAGTAGCAGTTGTTGCAGTGCCAGTGAGTGCCCCAACAAATGTAGTAGCAGTTACAACACCAGTAAAGGTTCCATTACCAGTCACTGTAAGAGCACTGGTGGGGTTTGTGGTTCCTATACCAACATTAGAGAGTGTGTGAATACCTGCTGCTGTTGTGACCCATTGTGAAGACCCTCCACTACCAGTAGCAGTGATTGTTACATTTCCAGTAGATTGATTTACAGAAATACCAGAACCAGCAGTAATAGAAGTAACAGCAGAACCAGTTAATGTTGTTCCTCCAAGAACAATTGCTGTTGCACTTATAATACCAGTAGAACCATTAATCGTAATACCAGTACCAACATTGATAATATTAGTAGCACCGTTAAGAGTAATAGATGCAGTACCAATCGTGAGAATTCCAGTGACTCGTGCATCACCATTTACGAATAATGTTGTTCCTGATGCTCCTACTGCACCAACCTCCAATAGGAATCTTGGATTTGTGGTTCCTATACCAACGTTCTTAAGAGTATGAATTCCTACAGATGTTGATGTCCAGGTTCCACCAATTGAAGTTAAGTTTGTTCCATCACCAAAATGAGTATAAATCTCACTAAAATTGTCATTAATAATACCACCAGCGGCACGAAGAGTACTACCTGTATTATCATTTGCTGCACTTCCCGTGTTTATTCCGATTCTTGCCATTTTAGAAAGTTTTTAAGTATTTAGTTTAAGTAGTAATGTAGTTTTGAAATTTAAGTGGAAGAGTTCTCGTAACAGCACCAGAAGTTGAAATTCCACCAACTCCATTGTTTCCATAGAAGTTATATGCATTCTCTTTGGTTCTTTCTGTAAGTTGAATTCTTCCCCAACTAAAGTTTCCAAAGTAATTTGATGTTGTGATACCTCCAGAGTAACTACTACCAGAACCAATTCCAGTAGAGTCAAAAGTAAATACCGTTGAATCAAAAGTAATATTTGTTGATGAAAAATTAATAGTAGAAATTCCACTAATTCTTGCAAATATTCTTCTTACTATAGTTGTTCCAGCACCAACTGTTGTGATTCCAATTGCAGTGTTTGCAACACTTACATTACTTACACTTTCTACTTGATAAACATTATCCACAAAATTGGTTCCAATTCCTATGATATTATTAATAGTATCTCTTGATGTTATTGATGTTGTTGCAAAACCAACATTTGAATCATAAACTAAGAAGTAGTCACCAGTTCCAATACCACTAAGAGTAAGTGCAGTCCCAACAACAGATGTATCTCTTAAATATGAATTAGTTGGAATGTGAAGATCAAATATAATTTTATCAACAGAAGAAACTGTTGTGGTTCCAAATCCGACGATTACGCCAGAATCACCTGCATATGATGCAACACCACCAGTTTCTTTAATTATACCTGGTGATTCAATTAACACCTGAGGAGGAATGGTAGATATGTAACCACCTCCTCCAAATGTAACTGCGATTCCTGTTACAACTCCTCCAGATACAGTAACAGATGCAAGAGCAGTATTTTGTACTGCTGTGGTTCCAAATCCAATTGGTGGAGAAATTGATACTGTTGGAGTGGTTGTATATCCAACTCCACCATCACTAATTACGATTGAAGTAACTGTTCCTGCAATAGATACCACTGCAGTTGCTGATGCTCCAACTTTGTTATCTTGAGAAATAATAGTTATTGAATTTTGGAATGCTACTGAAATATCGTTTTCATTTGTTGGGCTAAAAAATGGTCTTACATTATCAACACGAAGAATGGTGCTTCCAACTCCAACAGATTGAAT